GCAGGACCCGGTCTACAAGACCGTCGACGTCGCCGCGCGCATCTTCCTGCGCCAAGGCTACGCGCCGAACGACGTGCGCGACCGCGTGCGCGCAAACCTCGCCGCGTACTTCCGCGTGAACGAGCCCGACGGGACGCCGAACCCACTCGTCGACTTCGGGTTCAACATCAAGGACGCCGAGGGCAACCCAGTCGGCGAGATCGCCTGGTCGGACCTCTTCAACGTCATCCGCGACACGCCGGGCGTGAGGAAGATGGGCGACGCGCGTCTCGACCTGACGCTCAACGGCCTGCCTGCCGACGTGCGCCTCAACGTGCGCGAGTTCCCGGTGCTGCGGACCGTGACGCTGGTGAACGGCGACACTGGGGAGCTGCTCTGATGGCGATCCTCAACCCCAGCTTCGAGGATGCGGGGCCGCTGCCCGGCGAGGCCGAGCACTGGGCGCTCTCGGCGGTGACGAGCCTCGAGGAGATCGCGGGCTTCGGCACCGCGCCCGAGGAGGCATGGGAGGACTTCGAGCGGTGGTTCGAGTTGCTCGACTCCATCGACGACGTGGTCGTCGTGCTCGCGTTCTTCGACAGCGCGCTCAAGGGGTACGAGGAGTTCGAGAGCGGTTGGGCCAACGTCGTCTACCTCTACGACCTTCCGCCTGCGCAGCTCGTCACCTCGACCTTCGACGGGCTCGCCGCCGAGGAGTGCGAGACGGGGTGGAGCAACGTCCCCTACGCGCGCGAGTGGGCCGACGTCACCGCCGCGACGGGGGTCTTCGACGGCGAGCCGCGCGAGGACTTCGAGGACCAGTGGCGCAGCAACCAGCTCTACGCCTGGACGTGGGCGGCGGTCACCTCGAGCACCGCGATGTTCGACGCGGGCGCGCAGGCCGTCGAGGACTTCAACAACGGGTGGACGCCCGCGACGACGCAGTGAGGAGCAAGCCATGGCCGAAGCAGACTGGACGTACCTCAACGACGGGCTCGACATCGCGACGGTGGATCGTGGCGTGACCGCGGGCATCGCGCGCCCACCGGGCGGCGGCAGCTTCCTCTACGCCTTCAACTCGCTCTCGGCCGTCGAGGGAGCGGTGGGGCTCTTCGCCAACCTCGCGAGCTTCGCTCCGATGGCCAAGGGCGGCTCCATTCGAGGCGTCGTGCAGCGTGGCCCGGGCGGCGGCCCCACCGGCTTCTCGCCGTTCTTGTTCCTCTGCTGCCAGGGCAACTCGGTCAACGACAGCGCGTACCTGCTCGGCCTCTCCGACGACGATCCGCACCGCATCGTGCTCCGCAAGGGCGCGGTGACGGTCGGCCTGCCCACGGCCGACGGGCCCGGCGTGTTGCTCAAGTCGGCGGCGTCGTTCGCGCAGGCGACCTGGCTCCACCTGCGCCTCGACGTCATCGTGAACACCAACGGCGACGTCGTCCTCAAGGTCTTCCAGAACGACCTCGCGCTGCACGCGCTCGGCACGCCGCCCGACTGGCAGCCCGTGTCCGGCATGGTGGAGTTCATCGACGACCATCTCGGCATCAACTCCGGCTCGCAGCCGCTCACGTCGGGGCGCGGCGGCTTCGGCTTCTCCGTGAAGGACGTCACGCGGCGCGCGTACTTCGACCACCTCGAGCTGTTCCGGCAGGTGTAAGCGATGGCGCTGACCGCGTTCACCAGCCGTCTCGGGCGCGGACAGGGGCGCCTCGCGACGTCGAAGGCGACGGGCGGCGACTACGCCTTCGTCCTCGGCGATGCCGAGCCCGGGCGCCTCTTCGAGCTCGCACCCGGCGACCACGCCGAGGTCACACAGCAGACGGACCTCACCGGCGTGATGCTGGTGCGCGCGCTTCTACGGCTGCGCGTGCCCGCGTCAAGCCCTCCGGGGCTCGCATGGGAGGCCAGCATCATCGTCGATGGCACCAAGCTCGCGTCCATGCGCGCCAAGCCCGGCCGCGAGCGCCTTGTCACCGACCTCGCTGCGAACGTCTCGAAGCTCTCGGGCCTGCACACGACCGGAGTGCGGCTCGAGCTGGTGACCGCGTGAGGAGCACGGCATGAGCACCATTGAGCTGCCCGCGCTCTACGTCGACTCGGTCGCGCTCGTCGCAGCGACGCCGAGGCTCGTCCTCGTGAACCGTGACCCGAGCCCCGGCGAGAGCGGCGTGCCCATCGACGCGACCCTCGCCCTCGAGCTGGTCGACACCGGGCCGGACGGCGTAGAGCGCTCGACCGCGCGCGTGTGGATCGACGGCGTCCTCGCATTCGACGGCAGCGCCGTGTCCGAGCTCGCCCCGGCCTTCGCGGGCCCGCTGGCCAGCGTCACGCAGACCACCGACACGCTGCGCGTCGTGCTGCATCCGGTGGCTCCGCTCGCGAGCCTGGCCACGGTCCACGTGCGCGTGCTCGCTCAGACCGTGGGAGGCGCGGCCTCGCTCGACGAGGTGTACTCGTTCGTCGTCGAGGATCGGACTGCGCCGCGTGTCGTCGGCGCACAGGCGCTCGCGCAGAGGACAGTGCGCGTGGGATTCGACGAGCCCGTGCTGATCCCGAGCGGGGCGAGCTTCCTCCTCACGCCGAAGGGCGCGCCGGCCGTCTCAGTCACCGTCGCCGGTGTGAACGTCGAGGGGAGTATCGTCCTCCTCACACTCGACACCGAGATGACGCCCGACGTGCTTCACGAGGTCGTGGCCGTCGGCGTGACGGATCTCTTCGGCAACGCAGTCCTCAGCCCCTACGACCGCGCGAGCTTCACGGGCTTCCGCCCCGCGCGCCCGCTCACGAGGCGCTTCGACCTGTGGCGCATGCTTCCGAAGCACAACCGCCGCGACGACCACACCGGCGACCTGTTCCGGTTCATCGCGTGCCTGCAGGAGGTGACGGACCTCCTGCTCGGCGACGTCGATCGCTGGCCCGACATCTTCGACCTCGAGCGCGCGCCCGAGGCCTTCGTCGACCTCATCCTGCGCGACCTCGGCAACCCGTTCCCGTTCGAGCTCGACGCGATGGGCAAGCGGCGCCTCGCGTCGGTGCTCGTCGAGATGTACCGGCAGAAGGGCACGGCCAAGGGCATCCAGAACGCGATCCGCTTCTTCCTCGGCATCGACATCTCGGCCATCACGCCCTTCAACGCCGACACGCTCTACCTCGGCGAGTCGCTGCTCGGCGTCGACTGGGTACTCGGCCCCTCCGACCGCTTCGCGCGCTACGCCTTCAACGTCGAGGTCGCGCGCATCCTCACCGACCGTGAGCGCCAGCAGCTCCGCGCCATCGTCGAGTACCTGAAGCCCGCGCACACGCACTTCGTAGACCTCGTCGAGCCGCTGCCGCCGGTGCTGCCGAACCACTGGGAGCTGGGCCTCAGCGACCTGGGCGAGACCACGGACCTACACTGACTTCTTCACGGCTTCGCGCAGCCTGGTACAGGCCGCGTGGAACTCATCGATGATGTGCTCCGCGTCCAGGAGAGCCGCCTTCACCGCCGGATGCATCGCGGGATCGCGAGCTGGATGCTGGGTCACCCACGCTTCGATCCGCTCGATCCGTCTTCGGCGTTCTACGTCATCCGGGCATTTGTCCTGGAGGAACGCGCGCCAGGGTTGATCTCGCTTCTCGTCGCCGTTGCACCGCGCGCACGCCAAGACACGGTTCATCGGCCCATTTCCGCCACCGCTCTCGAGATGATCGAGGTGACCCGTTCTGCTCGCACGGTCGATGTGAACAGCGCAGTAGGCGCAGCTCGCGTCGAAGTGCCTCCAGAGGGCGTCCTCCAAGGCAGGCGTCAGGCAGGGGTCGACGATCTCCGAGAGCGTCCGGCGCATGATGTTCTTCGCCTGAGAGACAGTGGGCACTGGGTCCTCGTGAGCTGGGCGGTCGCCACCATCTAACGCCCATCCGCTTGTCCCCGCCAGCCGCTGCTGCCGGCTTTGCCTCCCTGGAGAGCCACGTGGGCGCTCCGAGGCAAGGACATGGCCGATCGCGTCGACTTCTACTTCCGCCAGCGCGTCACCGAGGCCGAGCTCGACCTCGCGTTCGCCTTGCTCGAGAAGGCCGACCGGGACCTCGCCGCCGACCTGAACATCTACGGCATCGTCTCGGGCGCCGTCCCCGCGCCGCATTCGCCGGTCCCCGACCTGACCGTGGACCTCACGGCTCCGGCGCGGGCCTACGACAACCTCGGTCAGCGCATGTTCTTCGGGACCGGGCAGACCGTCGACTGCGCCGTCGACCTCGTGGGCATCCCGACCGACGTGGCCACGGTCGGCAACGAGCGCTGGCTCGGCATCTTCCTTCGCTTCAAGCGCCAGCTCTCCGACCCGCGCACGGACGGCAACTCGCAGCAGGTGTTCTTCCGGCGTGACGAGTCGTTCGAGCTCGTCGTGCGCCAGGCGCCCGAGGGCGCCATCGGCGTCGCGCCGAAGCCCGCACTCCAGGCGGACGAGCTGCTCCTCTGCGACGTGCGCCGCCGCCCGGGGCAGACGCAGATCCTCGTCGCCGACCTCGACACCTCGCGCCGGCAGGCGTTCATCTTCGCGCAAGGCACCTCGGTGGCTGTGACCACCGGGACGTGGAGCATCCTCCAGCCGCTCGCCGCGACGGTTCAGGCGGCATTCGATGAGGCCGACGCCGAGCTGCGCGACCACTTCACCGCCGTCGCCCGCCGCCACGCCGCAACCGCCATCGACTACGCGCCGCACGGGTTCGTGGGCGCGGGCAACGTGCAAGGCGCCGTCGACGAGCTGATCGACGACCTCACGACCGGAGCGGTGGGCAGCTCCGGTGCCTCGCGCGTCGGCGTGGATGCGGCGGCGGGCGCTCCCAACGCGCTGCCTGCGGGCTCCGTGAAGAGTCAGCTCGCGCAGCTCCTCGGCTTCCTGAACACGCACGTGAGCGCGCCGACGGCCGCCCACAACGCCGCCGCCATCGCGGCGACGCCTCACAACAACGTCGCCGGCACGAACGTCCAGTCGCAGCTCCAGGAGATCGTGACGGACCTCGTCGCGACCGGGGCAGCGTCGCCCGGCGCGGGGCTCGTCGGCGTCGATGCGATCGCGGGCGCGCCTACCGCGATTGCGGCCGGCACGCTGCGCGCCGCTCTCGTGACCCTGCTCGGCGGGCTCAACGGCCACCTGAACCAGGCGAGCGGCGCGCACGCCGCGTCGGCTGTCTCGGTCGCCGATTCCGGCAACAACCTCAACGCCGCGAACGTCGAGGCCGCGCTCGCCGAGATCCTCGACGCCGTCGAGGGCGACCACTTCCGAGGCAACGAGGCGAGCGCCGGCCAGCACCGCGCGATCCGCCAGCCGCCGCTCGGAGGCACGAAGGCGCTCATCCTCGACTCGAACGCCTCCGGCGCGGCGGCGACGCACCTCCGCATCTACGCGGACGGCTCCTCG